CTCCCGCGAACGGTATGACGCGCCTGAGCATGGACGTGGGGATGCCGTCCGTGGCCCAAACGCGGTCGATGCCGTTCTCCTTGTGGGATGTCTCGCCCTCGGCCCCGCGCTTGCCGATGAGGAACGCCGCTATCTCGCATTGGAGCGAGTCGTAGCGGGTGGGCCACTCGCAGGCCGAGGGGTCGGCCACGAAGGGGAATCGACGGGCGAGGATGGTGTCCTTGGCCCGCGCGAGGGCGGAGGCCACCAACGCATCGGTGACCTCCTCCCCGCAGGAGAGCTTGACCTCGACTATCTTCTCCGCGTCGCTCATGGCCGGGCCTAGACCGCGAACCCGGGGGTGATGAGCTTGGCGATGGGCACGGCCGCGGCATCGGCCACGAGGGACCAGTTTCCCTTGGCCGCGAGCTGGGCGTCCGTAGGGGACACGCAACTGGCCGGGAGCTTGTAGGAGAAGCCGTTGGGATGGATGGTCTCGCGCTCACGGGTGAACAGCATGTCGACGCCGCCGCGAGTCTTGGGGTCACGGAAGAGTTCGACGGGCTGAGTGACCGGGGCGGACGCATGCCTGAGGGACCCGTTGGCAAGGAGGTAGGTGTTGTAGGTGGCGGGGGTCGTGACATTGCCCGTGGAGGGGTCGGTCACGGCTGCGGTACCACCGACGCCATCATCCACGATGACGGTGAGACCGTTCACCTGATAGATGGGCAGGGCACGCTGGATGCCGTTGGCGTCGGTCTGCTTGAGATACTCGACCCGTTCCATGTCCTCGAAGGCCTGGGCGACGTTGGAGTGCATGATGGCGAGGGCGAGCTGGTCCTTGTGCTGACCGTAGATGCTGCAAGCGGCATCGGAGACCGTGGTGGCGGTGAGGGAGGCGGCCGTGACCGTATGGGTGGACATGCCGGAGACGCCCAGAACGGCCTCAAGGATAGAGATGATGGTGTTCTGACGGTAGTGGCTCCAATAGCCCGCGACCTTGCCTGCGATGGCACCCATGGGGTTCACGCCCGTGCCGAAGTCACCAACGAACTGGTCGGCAGACCAACCGTGCATACGGCCGAACACGACGCCGGACTCGCTGGTACCGGAGAGGGTGTCGGTCTTGATGTCGGTCGCGCCGTCGTAGTTCTCGGGTGCGTTCTGGGCGAGAAGGCCGTAGAAGGGTGTGGTGTAGGTGTTGGAGCCACCTGCAATCTGGGAGGCGATTGCGGAGTCCTCGACCATGGCACCGGAGGTCAGAAGAGCCGTGGACACGAGGTCGGGCACGGACTGCCAAGTGCGGTTGAAAATCTCCTCATCGAACGGAAAACCACCGAATGTACCAGGCATTGTGAATCCTTTCGTTTAGGCGAGCTTGGAGAGGATGCTGGGGTCCTGCCTCTTAAGCTCAATCTGTTTGCTGTCAGGGAGTTTGCTGAACTCGGCGAAGGTCTTGGGGAGCGCGTCGGGGTCATCGCCCGCAGGGGGGCGTGGGGTACCCGCGAGAATCTCCTTGCGGACCGTCTCCTCCGTGGTAGCCACCGTGGACTTGAGCAACGCCGCGATGGCCTCGGCCACCGTCTTGCCCTGCGTCTCGTCCGAGAAGTCGAAGGCGTCGAGAAGCGCGTTGGCCGACTCGTCCGCGACCCCGGCCCCTGCGAGGACCTGACCCGCCGAGAGACGTGCCACACGCTTGGCGTAGTCGGCCTGGACGGAGTTGGCCTTGTCGAGCGCGGCCTGCCACTTCTCCTGCTCGGACATGTTCTCGGCCTTGGCCCTCTCGTACTCGGCGTTCGCTGCGGCAAGTTCGCCGTTCGTCGCCTTGAGCCTGTCGAGCTGGCCCTTGAAGCCTCCGATGTCCTTGGAGTGAGCGTTCAGAATCGCGTCGATGGCCTCGTCCGTGGCGGTCTCGCCAAGGATTGCCCTGACATCTTCCCTAGTCATTGCCATTTCCAGTCCCTTCGGTCGGGTTCGCTTTGGTATCGCGGGTCGCGTCCGCTCCCCCTGCGACGGATGCGCCGTCGCCCGCTATGGAATCGCCGTCTCCGGCGTCGTTCCCCTGTGGTGATGCGAACAAGGCCTGGGCCGTCGCGGCCTTGGCCTCGGAGTAGGACTTGGAATCCGCGTAGGCGGTCTCGGGGTCCGAGAAGAGGCCGCAGTACTCGAATGCGAGCCTCGGGTGCAGCCCGGCAACGCCCATGAGCGTCGAGAAGACCTGGGCCTTGCTCTGTATGGCCTCGTAGTTTCTGCGGGTGAACTTGATGTCGACGTTCCGCTGGGACAGCTTGAGGTGCTCCGCCGTGTCACAGATGCCGAGCACGATGCCGAGGAACCGTCGTTCGCTGCGCTTGAAGGTCAGCTCGCTGTCCTTGGCACGGGTCTCGGCGAGGCTCCATCCGTCCCTGAGCATGACGGCGGCCCCGGTGTCGGAGGTCGACGCGCCGCCGCCCTGGTTGCGAGGCATCCCGCATATGTCGAGGGCCGTGCTGTAGAGGTTGTCCACAAGGACCTGCGTTTGGCCCTGGTCGAGGGTCGAGACGAGCATGTCCACGCTCCCGTCGACCCCCTCGGCGGAGTTTATCTTGATGGCACCGAGGGCCAGCATCTCCCGATAGTTCTTGGCGTCGATGTCGACGTTCTTGAACACCATCAACGCCTGTACGAACTGCCCCACCCCGTCGAGCCGGTTGGACTCCATGAGGTTTATCGCGTTGAGCAACGGCAGGACCGCCTCGAAGCAACCCATGCGCTCGGGGTTCGCCGGGTACTCCACGATGGGTATCGCCCCGAGGGAGTGTGGCTGCTCGCTGACTATCTGATGGTTGGTTATCGTGAACATGGTGGTGTCCGTGTAGCAGGAATATATCTCTCGGCTCGTCTGCTCGTCCTTGACGTAGGTGACGCCGAGCACAGGCTCCTTGGCAACGTCGTTGCAGTAGACCACGAACGTGTGGCGGGGGTCGAGGGTGTGAATCTCGAACGGGACATCATCGGGTCGGGTGTTCAGGTCCTTGTCGGGAAGCACGAGCCTGTAGCTCGTGCCGCACACCATCTGCCACTGTACGAGGTCCCGGTCCTCGGCCGCCTTGTCCTCGGCAACCATCATGTCGTTGAGTCTCTGGACCCTGCGGGACATCTCGTCATCGGCCTCGCCGGACGCCTCGGAGTCGGCCCCGGAACGAGCCGTGTACACGACGGGTTCGCCCACGAGGTAGCCGACCTTGAAGGACACTATCTGGTTGGCCCGGTTCTCCACGACCCTGTTGCAAATCTCGGGCCGGACATCCTTGGTCCTGTCCAGAATCGGCTGCCAACCCTTGTAGTAGCGCCACAGCCAGTCCTCGTCCATGGCGTTCGTCTTGTGGATGCCGAGCGCGATGTCGAGCACCTCAAGGATGTTGGTCCTGTTGATGTCGGTGTTGGAGGTGAGCAGACGATGCCGCCCGTCGTACGTGACGGGGACGGGCTGCGCCTCCGCGACGGGTGTGGTCGTGCTGTCGGTCGTGTCCTCTGCCAAGGTTTAGCCCTCCTCCGAACGTCTCGCCCGCACCCTCCCCGAAGGAGGGACGGGGAGGGTCTCCGAGCGATTGGGGGCGGCGTCCCCCACCCGTAGACTTTCGCACTCCATAAGAAGTGAAACGTATCGGTCTTACGCTCAGAGGGGGCGGCGCACGGCCTGCACCTTGGCCTTGCGCTTGCGCGACGCGAACTCGGACAGCATCGACAGGGCGTCCGGCGCGTCATCGTGGCGGTTCTTGCCCTGGCGGGCGTAGCTCGTGAGCTGGGACAGGAACCGCGAGTAGTCGGACCCCGGTTTGACCTCGGACTCGTCGAGGAACAGGCAATGCTCCATAATCCAGGGGGAGGCGGCCAGTATGCGCGTCTCCTTGTTGCTGCTCGTGTACTTGGTGGTGATGGCGGTCTGGCCCTCCCGCGCGACGAGCATGTTCGACACCTCACGGGCCGTCGCGCCGCCCGCCGAGTTGCTCTCGAACCTGGCCTGCTGCACGCCGTTGCGCATGAGGCACTGGACCAGCCTCTCGCGCACCAGCTCGGGGGCCGCATCGTCACACACCACATCGCCTATGTACCAGTCCTGGCCGTACACGTAGGCCACGGGCATCACGCAGAAGTCGATGCCCCGGTCCTTGGTGTCTGCCACGGCCACCACCGCGTCGGGTGGGTCGGAGGGCATGGACAGGAACCGCCTCAACTGGTCGGGCGGGAAGAGCTGTCCCTGACGGACGTACGGCGCACCCTCGTACTTGGCGCACCACGTCGCATCATCGGTCATCCTCTTCATATCAATATAGTAACTTGTCGAGAACCCCAGCCCGTACTGGTACTCGAAGTTGCTCTCACCCGTCGACGGGTCGAGCGCGGGTATCACCAGCTCGCGGTAGCCCGGCTCCCCACGGTGCATGTCGAGCATCCGTCCCTCGGGGTCGGCCACGTCCCAGCGGGTGCCGACCATGAGTATCTTGGTCCCGTCCTTGCGGCGGTCGTAGGCCTGGTTGACGAACGCGCCCCACTTCCGGTCGAGGCGGGCGGGACTCATGGCCTCCTCCAGGTCCTCCACGAGGTCATCGGCATAGAGCCAGCCGTGCTCGCCGACCTCGACCGCGCCCGTGAGCGTGCCCTCGATGGAACGACACGTGAGGGTGGGGAACCGCCGCCTCGCGCGAAGGGCTATCGCCTCGTCCTCCGAGGAGTCCCACACGTAGGGCGACTCGGGGAATATCTCGTGGTAGTTGTACCGCTCCTCGGTCATCATCGACTTCGACTCGCCGTAGAAGCCCTTGGTGAGCTTGTCGGAGTGGCCCGTCATGAGGTTGGCGTCGAGCGGGTGGCGGCCCATGTGCCAGTTGAGGCCCATGATGCAGGTGGTCGACTTGCCGACGCGGGGCGGGCAGGACACTATGAGCATCCGCTCGTTGGGGTCGTCCTCCAGCCGCTGTATCCCCTGGCAGAGCGGCATGAGCTGGCGTCGCCTCGGCAGCCAGAACCGCTGCTCGGGGGGACGGTCGAACTCCATGGCCTGCATGTAAGCGTCGAAGTCGTCGTGGGCGTCGACGATGAGCTGCCCGCGCAGCAGGTCGCCGAGCCGCTGCACGACCCCCGCGTCGCGGGTACCCGTTATGCCCCGTCCCAGGAGCCTGCGCAGCTCGGCCCCCGCCGCACGGTCGGTGCGCCCACGGGCGTCCCTCACCGACCTGAGCCATGAGCATGCGTCCTCCGCGACCGACACATCGCATGTGTCGTGCCCGTAGGCGTCGAGCACGCCCCTGGTCACCCTGTCCTGTTCCAGAACATCCATGCCCCCGAGCGTCACATGGACGCCCGGGGGCACGTGTATCGGTCTTACTTGTTAGGTAGAACCATCTAGGCTATGCGAAGGTGAGCGAGTCGAGCAGGACCTGATAGGTCGCGTGAGTGAACGCCCCATCCTCGGCCGAGCCTATCACGGCCACGGTATATATTCCACCATCCTCGGGCGAGCCGAACGATATGATATCGCCTTTCAGATGATAGCCACCCTTGATGTCGAAAGACCCGCTGTCGTGGAAGGCAGTACGCCCGGCGAACGTGACGGCCCCGCAGGGCGACGCCGGGTCGAGGTTGTCGGTCTCGTCCCACAGCGCGTCCGTGTCCGTCCCCGTGACGCTCTGCTCGTATGATTCCGCCGCGAGTTCGACATCGGCAGTATCCTCGGTGGCGATGAATGCCACTACGGCGATATACGTCTTGCTCCCCGAGCTTTGCATCTGGCACGACTGGTTCCCGCGATCGTTCGCCTTCCTCTTCTGGGTCCAGCCGTCAGGCACCTCGAACGTGACCTTGCCGACGGTAGCGGTCTTGGGGACCGGAGCCGGGGTCGGTTCCTCGCTCGTCTCGGTGCTCGTCGCCGCGTCCTGCGACGTCGATGCCGCCGGACTCGCGCAACCTCCCAGTGCCACTCCCAACGCCAACGCCACTCCCAGCACCGCAGCACCCATCGTCACGAATCGGTCCCGTCCCATGCGCCGCCCCTTTTCGATATGATTCCGAAGTGCTTTCAGAATACTACAAGGAAGCGGGCCGGTCGGGTTCCACTTCCCGTCCCCAGGCCTCGGCGGGCACCGCCTTGTGTCGGTACCACGTGCTCCTGCCTATCCCCATGTCCGCGCACGCCTGCGCCACCGTCTCCTCCCCCCTGCCTATCCTGTCCTCGTGCCACGCCCTCGGGTGTCCATGGGACGTCGCCCTCGGCCTGCCCTCGCGCCAACCCGGGCGCTCCCGCGCCCTGCGCTTGCCCTCGGAGGTCCTCTCGGCGATCATGTCGCGCTCGAACTCGGCCACGGCGAGCATCACGTTGCGCAGCAGCCTCGACGCGGGGTCGCCCGCGAGCGTGCCCACGTTGAGCACCGTCACCCTCACCCCGCGCCCGTCCATCTCGTCAAGCAGCGTGAGGCCGTCCGACAGCGAGCGCGCGAAGCGGTCCATCTTGGTCACCACCAGCTCGTCTCCCGACGTGAGGCGTGCCATGAGGGCGTCGAGCGCGGGCCTGTGCTCCGAATGGCCGGTAAACGCCTCCCGCACGACCTCGGTGCACCCCTGCTCGCGCAAGGTGGCCTCCTGGGTGTCGAGAGACGTGCCGTCCGCCGCCTGCCCACGAGAACTGACACGGGCGTAGCCGTAACGGGTCATCACCACACCCCCCGCTTCCGCCAATCAATCTGCGGGTATCCCGGCGTGTCCCAGTCGGTCGTACCACGACATTTGGTCCAACCGCCGGCGGGAGTCTGGCCGCACGAGGGGCACCAGACGCGGGCCTCGGTGAGAGGGTCATCGACCCCCTCGGACGATGCAGTGAGACGGCCGCCGCACACGAGGCATGGGTGGATTCCCTCGGGATGGGCGTTGAGCCACTGGGCGTAGGTCATACGGGACGGAAGGCCACCGTCAATCAGCGTCAGCGACATCGTTCCCTGCCTCCCCGCAACCAATCGGGTCGACGCGCCTGGCCTCGGGCGGGAGCTTCGTCCCCCGAGGGACCGCCACGAGGTCGTAGCCAAGCACGTCGAGTATCTGCCATAGGGTCTTGGCGGTCATGTTGCCACGACGAAGTGCGACCGCGATGGACGGAGGCTTCACGCCGAGCCGCTCCGCCACATCCTTCTGTGAACTGCCACGTGAGGCTATCAGCTCACGAATGGCGTCCGAAATGTACATACGCATGTCCTCTCTGTGATTACATCGGCGTTTACGTTTGTCTAACACAATAATGCATAGTCATACGTCTAACAAGTCCTTTTTAGATTTTTTTCTCCTCGCGGTACTCAACAGGCGGATTCTACCTAGGATCAATCCCTGCCCGGTACCCTTGCCATAACGTTATTGCTGGTACACGTGTAGTGCGTCTCGTTACACGCCTATGCATCTATTGCGTAGCTCAAAACTGTTGAGTATAGAGACACTCATATTGGTTAGACGTTCGTTTATGTAGATAATGTGAACCACTGGACACAAATTAGACGCTTGCTTAATCTATAGTCATGTTAAACGAACGTCTAACGAACGGAGTCACGATGCATACAGACCAAGCTTACATAGGCCACAACGTGCACGACGTACCGACTCTCTCAACGCGCGAGGTATGCGACGCGGTAGAGAAGGGACTGAACGCCCGGCCTATCCTCGCGCCGGCCTACACGACCCAGGACGCGCGGGGCATGTGGCAGGGCGTGGCCGAGGACACGACGATCGTGACGCTTGCACTACTTGAGACACGCGACACACTGAACGCGGCCCTCGACCTCGTGCAAGACGTGTGCGACGCGTGCGAGCAAGACGCGGTGCTGGTAGTGGTAGACGGCTCCTCACAGCTCATAGAGGCCACACGCAAGCCCATGAAAAAAGCACTCTAGAGAGAGAAGGACATCATGTACGACTATGAAGCAAGCCGCCCGTACTGTAGCGAACAATTGACCGGACGCGCCGCAACCCGATTCTATCGCGCAACAAGTGCTTACGACCTTGCCACGAGGATCAAGGAAACGCCGCTGGAGTCCGACGTAAGAGCCGCGCGCGACTTGCTTGACCGTGTGACGCGCTACGCGCTTGCAGAAGGCCGTGCGTGCGAGGTCGACAACGACTCTAGCCGATACGACGAAGCACGAAGCAAGCACACGGAAGACC